TAAAACATTATCAACTTACTGGCGAACTAACTGAAGGCGTACCAGTTATAAAAATTGGTAGAAAATTATTAGTTTCAACAGAGCCTTTAAGACAAAAATTAGGAATTCAATTATGAGTCAAAACTTTATGGATAACTATGTAGATGTTGCTACACGGTTAAAAATTGCGTTTGAGCGTTGGCCCGATATGCGAATTCAAGAAACATCGCGTGAAGTAATCGAAATGCCCGATAAATCATGTTTTATTCGTTGCACGGTCACAATTTGGCGTGACGCAGCGGACCCAATACCGATTATTGCGTCAGCATGCGAAATTTATCCGGGCGCACACCGTACACAAAATTTAGTGAATCTGAGGTGGGGTACACATCAGCGGTTGGCGTTAATTGTTAATGCCGGGTTGCTCAAGTAAACGGTTGTGGCCATGGTGGTTATTCCTTTTCGTCTGTGTCTTTAGTTTTAGCAGATTTTTTTATTACTTGTGTGGATATGTGGCCCGCTTCTAGCAAATGCTCGATGTTAACACCTTCTAAATCTTTGTCGGTGATGACATCACCGCGTTTAAGGCCATCTAATCTGTTGCTGTTGACTATGTAGTTTGCCATATGTTTAAGCCGTCTTTGCTGCTATTCCGCATGTTAAATCATAGCAAGGATACTCTTGCCCGCCGATTTCTAACACGCCTGGTTGCCCGGATGTAACGATGATTGCGGAGGCTAAAACCGTTGCTGCGATTTGTAGGATTTCGCGCAACACCGGCAAACCCGCTGGACCGCTACCAATAATTTTAATAGGAAAATCCATCCTTACTATGTTGCCGTTGCCTGCCACGGTTGTGAAACTTGGCGCTTGTAAAAAAACGCAATTAGGCACAATTTTTGTAGGGTCATTTACAACCCGCAACGATGTCACGGCTGTAAGGGTTGCTGTGATGTCATCTATGCCTTTGTTTAATAAATCGGTGTATGGTGCTGGCATTATGCAACCGCGGGCCGGTCAATGCCCAATAGTTGTTTAACAATTGGGGTTAATGATTGTTGTGGTGCGCTACCCATGCCCTCGAAGGATGCAAACACATTTTCTAAACTGCCACGGCTACGCCATAACGCTGCACAATACATGAGGGTCCCTAATGTGACATCACCGCTAGGGCTGGTTGCTAAATCATCGTGGTAGCCGGCTTCTGCGCGCCTGCGACTGCAAAACTGGTTGCCTGCCGATACTGCTTGAGTTATAAGGGTGTAATCATCTGACGGGCTGGTAATTGATACCCCTAAATAGGTGACTAGGTTGGCTGCAGAAACCCATGTGCATGTAGGCGTAAAACTGACGGTCCCGGCAAACGAAACAACAAATTCGACATTTGCGCCGGTGCATGCAAACAAAATTTGGTTCGGTACCAACACATTTTCATCATAAAAAAATGCGCCTGTTGTGCTATCAACACCTTCAAACAAAAATTGTGGGCATGCCAACACCGTGTAGGTTCCGTTAAACGGTGCGCCTAAACCGCCAATAACTACGCTGTCACCAACCGCAATTGTGGTTGGCTCAAGCGTAGAAATGCAGGCGTAGTTATCTAGTAACTGTTTGCTGGCTGTTGTAAATGTCGCCATAAGCGGTTGGTCCGCTTACGATTAAGAAACAACGATGTATTTGACCATGTCGGCATCAGCAATAAATGTTGCTACATAGCCGTAGTAACTGAATGTGCGGCCCAATGTGCCTGGCACCTCAACTGACATGATGCCGCGCACTTGTTCGTAAAACTCGCAGGCTGAACCTCGAGCAACAAACAATGTGCCTGCTGCAAAATTGCGGTCAGCAACCAAGTTAAGGCCAAACGGGTTAAAGGTATTTGCAACTGTAATATTTGCTGAACCAATGCCGTTAACGCCCATCAAACCCGATACTGCCGTGTAAGGGAAAATTGGTCGTTTGTCTGCGTCTAACTGTGCGCCAAGTTTTTGCCAAACATCAGGTGATACAAACACATGGTCAGGCAAAAAGTTTGTTGCATTTAAAATGTCAGTTGCCGCGTCATACATCGCCGCAATAAGCGTTGATGGGTCGTTTGCTGTAACTGTCCATGTTGAACCTGACGCGCTTGCACCGGCGGCAATTGCGTCTGCTGCGACATTGTCGCTAGCAAACATGTATTGACCGACAAGGTCTTGCAAAATAATTTCCATTGCACCTGGCGAAGTAAAATCAATGTCTTGCACCGACAAAGTTACCTGGCCTGCAAGTGTTGTTTTTGTTACAACATTTGAAGCAATAACAGGTGTAGTTGCTGATGCTGTGCCTAATTCAGATGATTGAGCCGCAACGCTTGGATGTGTAGTCCATGTTGGTCGAATAAAAGTTTTGCTGTTGCCACCATCAGGCATTGCTCGAGCGCCGATTGCTGCGACTACAGGGCGATTGTAATTAAGGTCAGCAAAAACGGGAGCCAAAACCGGCACCGGAAGCAAACCGGCTGTATCGCCGGTGGTGACATCGCCCGCGGCTGCTTGCAATGCTGTTTGCTTTGATTTTGCAAATTCTTGTGCTGCTGCTGCAACATTGCGGAAAGTTTCGCCACCAATGTGCATTGCGGCCATGTACTCGCCTGGTGTTGGTAAATTAAATTTGCGTTTTGGTTGAGCCCACAATTTTTCTGTGTTTTCTTGTGCTGCTTCAACAACTTGTGATTCTTTGTTTTCGCTCATGTCTGTTTCCTTTGTTAGGTCTTGGTTTGATTCTATAACAGGTTTTGTTTCGTTTTCGTGGATACCCTCCGCCGCTGCTTCGGGTGCGCTGGCCGCAACTTCGGTGATGACTGCGCCGCTAAATGCGCCTTCACTTACTAGCGACAATTCGGACCAATTGGCGGCTTCGACAATCATTACGCCTTGCTCGTCATAACTAAATTTGGTAGGTGTTACACCCACGGAAACTGCGTCAATTACGCCATCATTTGCCAGGGTTAAAGCCTCATCGCCCAACCTGGTTGCGCTAATTCTGGCTGTAAACATCATGCCCTGCGGGGTGTCCACACGCTCAACTACTTTGCCAACAATTTGGTTGGCATCGTGCTGCATGTAAAGTTTTGGGTCCCGGCCCGTGACTGGCAAGGACCCTTGCAAAAATCTTACTTGTGTGCCATCTAAAACTGTGGCTGTTTCATCGTAAGTAACGGCAACGCCGCTAATAGAGCGCGATGGCAAACCCTCTGTTGCGGCAGCGTCAACAGTTATTCGGGATGGGATTAATTTAATCATGACGGTAACTCTACACTTTCTGTTTCTGTTGTTTCGCGCATTTCATCCATTGAATATTCACCCTTAAGGTAATCCTCAACATCAAATTCAACATAAGTGCCATTAGGCAAAACATTATTCATGCTTAGTGTGCCGGCGATGCAATCTGCATAAGCGCGCACTCCAAAGGTCCACAAATCCATGCGCGATTCGGCTGATGACTGGTACGAATACGAGCCAACGCTGATACCCGCCAAATATGGCGGGATGTTGCACAACCTGGCCATTTCCATCGCTTGAAATTCTGCGGACTCAATCAAAAGCATTTTGTCAGGTGATGTCAATGTTTCTGTGTAGGTAACAAATTCGTTTAGCGCCGCTGTTTGGTTTGTTTCGCGTGCCGCGTTAAACGATGCTGCAAGGTCCGCTAATTCTTGTGCGCTTAACGGCTCGCCGCCTGTCTGTCGCAAAATGCCCGCTGGTATTGCGCTGCTTGAGTTGCGGTAGCGTGCGGCCTCAAGTTTCAATGCTGTTGCCACGGCTGTTTCGCTCATGTAAATGATGCCCTGGATTGGTGATAAAAACTGCACGACATCATCAGGGTTTAATTCTGCGCCTTGAAACATAATTTGTTTTGATGGCGCAAACCATACCGGGCCTGATTGGTCTAATGTTTGAACCATTGCTGCGGGTAGTCGAGTAAATGCGGCGGGGTACGAATCAGCCGTGCGCGCAGTCACATAAAGAAAGCCTCTTCCATAATGGAATAGGTCATCGAATAACCAGGCAAGCAAAAACGAATTTGGCACGGTTGGGTCGATGCGGCGCAACCATGTGCGTGGTGCTAACGGCATTTTTTCCATTTCGTTGCCATTCCAAATTTCTGTGTACATTTTTAATTGCATGCAACCAATCACGCTTGCCATCAAATCGCGCGCTCGACTAATTGTTGGCACACTCATTGCACGATTTCGCGCGGTGCCTTCAACATAGGAATAATACTGACCAATCATTTGTGTGCCTGCGCCACCATTGCCCATGTAGTTAGCGTTGCCGGCTGCGGCTGCTTTAGTTGGCCGCGGTGAAATTGCGGCCTTGTTGACGGTGCGGTTAAAAATGCCCATGCGCTAAGTATGCCACCAAACTAAATGCCTGTTGTGTATAGGTGGCCGCTGTCCGTACCGGAAAAGTTAAGGTTGCAACGGCCACCCACTAAACACATTAGCGACTTGCCACAACAATCATTGGTTTGCCTGACGATGTTGGCCGCGATGCTAACGCCGCGGACCAAACCAAACACCTAGCCAACTCGATAGGGCCGGGTGACCGTTGGCTTGATAGCGCAATGCTGTTTTGACTGCGTACCGCTACGGCGCGTTGGACATGTTCGGCCAACATTTGTTCGCCTGTGTGCCACAACAATTTTTCGTTAATCATTGATTTTATGCGCGCCGCTAACAATTCGGTAGGCCACGGCATGAGTTGTGATTTAATTGTGGCTGATGAAATTTGGGACATAGGCACTCAGGTAATAGATACGGGGCTTTTGCCTTCACAGCGCGCTCGAAGGTCACCGTTATTGTCATGTTGGTCAACTGCCGGCACGGAGGCAAGCACCGCTATGCAGCGTTGGCGCGAACAGGGGTTGAGGGCGATTGACCGCAAAGAACAATCAAGCCTTTATTTTGCGGAGTGGTCCCCGCCTCCTGACATGTCCCCAATGGACCCACAAGCATGGGGATGGGCTAACCCGGCGTTAGGTATCACATTGACTTTAAAAACTATTGAATCTGAAGCCGAAAACCCTGACCGTGCAGCCTTCTTAAGGGCATCGTGCAACCTTTGGGTGGCTAGCGATAAATCATGGATAGCGCCCGGGTTGTGGCCTGAGTTGGAGTACACCGACCCAATGCCCGAAGGTGGCACAGTTGCCATAGAAACCAGTTTGACTGATGACCGATATTTTGCAACTCGTGCCGTGGTTTTAGATGACCGGCGCACCGTGGTAACCGTTGAATTTGTGGCCGATACCTACAGCGAAATGTTAAACCATGTTGAGCGCCTAGCCAAAAACCCTGCAACCAAATTTGCTATTAGCCCATCAATAGATATTCATTGGCCGTTAGCGCTTGAGCGTAGGCGGGCCGTAGTTGGCTATGGCGAAATACTTAAATTTACGCCGCGCATAAAATCAATGATTAACGAAAAACTACTTTGGCATACGGGTGAAAATATGCTTGCCGAACACGTGCAACGAGCCGTCGCAGTCAGGTCACAAAACAGCATCGCGCTATCGTCGCAACGATCACCCGGCCCAATCGAGTTGGCACGTTGTTTAGTTTGGTCAGCGGCGCTCGCGTCACGACCCACGTCATCAGGCAAACCTATGATCGTTGTCGCTAGTCGCTAATGTGTCTAGTGGGTGGCCGTTGTAATCTATTACTTTTCCGGTACGGGCAGCGGCCACCTATACACAACGGGTAAACAAATTGGTGGCATACTTAGCAAATGGCAATCTTTAACAGGTCAGTAAACAAAGCGGCGATTTCGCCTGAGCCAACTAAAGCAGCAGCCGCAGGCGGTCAGTACTACTCGGCTAACACGGCAGGCGTTGGCATGATCGGACAGTACTACTCGTACAGCGAAGGCGAGTCACGCAACCGTGCAATGAGCGTACCAACCGTCAGTCGAGCGCGCGATCTCATGGCAAGCGTCATTGGTTGCATGCAATTAAAAATGTATAACGAAATGTGGAACGGTCAAGAAATGGAAAAAATGCCGTTAGCGCCACGCACATGGTTGCGACGTTTAGACCCAAGTGTGCCAAATTCGTTTTTGCTCAGTTGGTTATTTGACGATCTTTTTTTCTACGGCAGGTCGTTCCTCTACATAACTAGTCGTACCGCTGACGGCTACCCAGCGTCATTTACTCGACTACCAGCCGCAATGGTCAACACACTTGACCAAACTGGCCCAGTATGGTTTGCGCCATCAAAACAACTTACGTTTCAAGGCGGCAATCTAAACCCTGACGATCTTGTGCAATTTTTATCGCCAATACAAGGCATCGTTTACATGAGCGAAAAAGCAATAGCGACAGCGTTGCAACTTGAGGCAGCACGATTTCGCAACTCAAGCAGCGCAATACCAGCAGGCATTTTAAGGCAGACTGGTGGCGAGCCGTTAAGCGCACAAGAGTTAGCCGATCTTGCAGCAGCGTTTAACGCGGCACGCGCAACAAACCAAACTGCAGCGCTAAACGAATTTGTAACCTACACAGAAACGTTGACATCGCCTGACAAAATGTTATTGATCGAGTCAGCAGAATTT